TGCTTCTTTGATGGCGTTTACCACCACCTTGCCGTAGCCGTGCTCTTTGACATACTCTTCAGCAAGGTCCAAGGCCATCTTCAACGCTTCGTCTTTAGTCATTTGCTTTCTCCTCTTGCGCGGATCGCGGCGGCGAAGAGGGGCGCAGTGTGAAATTGCCCAGGTGTCCAACTGATCCCTCGATCCTCGTTCATGACTTCGGGGTCATACCACGCCACAGGCTCCCCCTGCACAGCAGGACGCTCTGGCTGTGCCAATACCTCTCGGATGGCGGCGGCCGCATCATCAAACATCTGGACGCTGCTTTTGCTTTGATACAACTCCAACGCCTCCAGCGCCATCTTCAACGCTTCGTCTTTAGTCATCCCATTCCTCCAGCTACTGCTCGGCGTGTCGCCAGCCGGGTTTTTTTGCATCAGGTGGCACCTCCACGGCACGGTATACGGGAACGAAGTCGTTCTTAAGTGGGCTCCACTCCCAGCGGTCAATGTAGACCCCAAACGTCGAGCTCAGGGCCCTTCGAACATTGCGGCCAGGGTAGGTGTTCATGTCAGCAATCAAAATGCTTTCTGACACCCCGTTGGGGTACTTGTACAAGTAAGCCAGCAGCGATTTCTCCATCGTGTTCATTTGCGGTTCCTCCGTCGTGCGTACATCTCTTCCAAGGCCTCTTCCCGAAACGCGTACGGCGCAGTCGAGATCACCTCGTCATTTTGTGTCATTTGCTTTCTCCTGCTTCCTCCAACATCCTCTGAAAATCGTCAGCGCGTTCCTCTTGCTTGGTACGCTGCTGGATAGCAGCGATCAACTCTTTGCTTGCCCGTATCCACGGGCTGTGGTTCTTCCATGCCTCGCAGGCTTCTTCATAAGTCATCCGTCGAGTCCTCCGCAAGTTTCCATCCAAACACCACTGCATCAGCGATGGCGTAGGCCAATATCCCTGCCGCAATGAACGGCGACAGGAACACCAGCGCCACCCATCCAAATACTGTCTTCATCATTCATCTCCGTCAACGATCCACGTGCCGAGGATCACGATCACATACAACAGGGCCACCCCCAGAAACACCGGGAGCGTCAGTAACGCCGCCAACAGCCTGCTCAGTCGTGCTAAAGCGATGCAGATTGATGCACTCATAACGCCTCCTTGTCGTGTTTGAGCGCGTGTCCCTCGTCTCCAAGACATGCGCCACCGCGTGGCACTTCGGACACTTAAGCACCCGATTTCCTCCGCCGCTCGTCAAGCTCCCTCCAAGCCTGCTCGGTGAACGCGCCGGGGACCAAGGACATGATCTGCCAGATCACCTCGTCAAGCTCGGCCAGCGCCGTATTGTGCTTGCGGCTGGCCCTGCCATTGCCCGCCCGGCAGTGAATGGCATGCTGGCCCGCCTCGACCAGCTTGTTGTGCAGATGTGCGGGTAGTTTCATGTAACTCTCTCCTGTCGTCGTTCGGCAATCCAGCCGTTTCGTGTGCCACGGACCACGCGCACCGCACGGATCCACTCAAGACGGTTGTACCGGTCCATTTCCAAGCCCGTATTGAACAACCTGCGCACCCGGCGCAACATCCTCGTGTTCATCACCACCCCTCCTGCGCGGGCGTCATGAACGCCTCCACCGACGTGTGGTGGATGTACCCGCAGTCACTCAACATGTACACAACATGATCCCAGTCGTCCCGCGACAACAACGAAGTGATGTCCACCCGCGGCTGGCCGGGGACCACGAGCCACGCGCCATGGATCATGCGCTTTTCCGCATCAAACGCCACCTCAATCGGCAGCTTGACCGTGATGTCAGCAATCTCAATCATCTCCCTGACCCTCCTTGAACCTCTTGTAATCCGCAGCCTGCTGCGTCACCGACTCAGTGATGTGCAAGACCAACCTGTGCAAGAGCTTCTTGCGCTTCTCATCGGGCAAAGGACCAAGGAGCATGCCCGTGAAGTTGGTGACGGCATTGAGGTAGATCTCAACGACGTTGAACTCCTCAGGGGCCACGGTCATGTGCCCGGCCAAAGAGGCCAGCCAGCTGCGCACGATGTTCTCGATCATGTCGAGCTCGGCGCGTTTGATGTCTTCATCCGTCATTTCGCTTTCTCACTTTCTTGGTGGTCTTTCAGTTGTCGGGCCACATCGTCCAAGATGTCAGCCACAGAACGATTGTTGGCCTTGGCCAAATTGCGCAGTGTCTCCAAGGTGACACGTCGAATGGTGACCGTGCACCAGTTGGCCTTCTTGTTCAGCTGGCCCTTGGTCAGCGCTTGGGTTTCACTCGTCATCTTCCTCTTCCTCGTCAATCGCAGGACAGTCGCCCCGCTGGTCTTCCAAAAGCGTGCAGATCAAAAAGACCTGATGCACGCTGCCTTCCCCATAGGGGTAGCTCTCGCGCTCCTGCTCGCAATGCGGGCAGTTGTCGCACAGCCAGCCATCCGTCTGGTAATACTTGTCCACGCGGTGCCAATAGTCGGCTGAGTGGGTCATTTCGCTTTCTCCTTTCTGGTTGCGTGAACGAAGTGTAGCAGGCTTTTCACGCACCGTGAAAATTATTTTCTAGGGGTTTACCCTAGGTTGCTCGGTTCACGTAATAAGTGCTTAAAAAATAGGCAATGGTGTCGCATGGGTGACAGGAGGGGGTTTTGGTTGGCATAAGGGTTGCTTGGGGGAGTAGGGGGGAGCAAGGACCATGGACCATGGGTCTTTGGTATTAAAAAACCGTGTTTTTTCTGTGTGCTATAGAGGGTTCCCAGAAAAAAAAAAAAAAAAAATTTTTTTTTTCAGAAAATGCCGTAACTGACGTAATCAACGTAATTATCCAATGAAATCAACAACTTAGAACAACACGTCTCCATTACACCGAAATCCAAAGACGTAATGACAAAACTCCTTCCTCGCGCGCGGTTCATTTTTTGGTTTTGGATTTTCTTGTTGGTCTGTTAACCTATATATAGGCCAGAAAAACCTTGGAGAGCAGCATGCCTAAGAACGACGTTTGGAGCCCCCCGCCAGTAGTCCCGGACAAGGCCAAGAAGCGCCTTGCGGAGCAGGTGATCATGGAGGGCAGTAGGAAGAAGCGCAGGACCTTGAACGCTAAAGAGCGCAAGTTTGTTGAGATCTACGTGTCTGGGGACGGGCGGGTGACTTTGAAGGAAGCCGCAATACAGGCAGGCTATGCCCCGGGCTCCGCCTCTGTCATGGCTTGGAAGCTGACCAACCCCAAGGTCTCGCCGCACGTGGTGATCGCTATTCAGCGCTATCGGGCGGAGCTTGCCAGCAAGTACAACACGTCATACGAGCGCCACATGAAAGATTTGCAGCTGATCAGGGACAAGGCCTTAGAGGCGGGCGCCTTTGGCGCTGCGGTGCAGGCTGAATATCGGCGTGGCCAAGCCCTTGGCACGATCTACGTGGACCGCAAGGAAATCCGCACGGGGTCGATTGACAGCATGAGCAAGGAAGAGGTGCAGCGCAAGCTTGACGAACTAAAGCGCATGTATGGGCCACCGCCCACGGCCTTGATCGATGCGGACACGGGCGAGGTCTTGGAAAGCGTGGAGCGTGAGCAAGAGCCACCTTTTGACCCGGGGATTGAGGAGCCCCCCATTGACTTGATGGAACAGCATTATCAGGAAGGCGCATACGATGACGACGAAAACCCCTGAAGCGCGTTTCTCTGCCCTTGTGGTGAAGAGCCTCAAGGGCTGTTATATCACCCGCATTGAGTCCCGCGTGGGCCTTGGCACCCCTGACATGCTGATCGGCCTTGCGAATGGCCGTTTTGTCATGGTGGAGCTTAAGGCGGTAACGCGTGGGCTTCAGGTGAAGCTGAGCCCCCATCAGATCGCTTTTCATCTCAAACACGCCGCGGTCGGCTGCCCGGTGTTTGTGCTGGTACAGCATAAGCGGGATGGTGAGCGCCATGGCTTGATCAAGCTTTACCTTGGCGCTGATGCTGATAAGCTTGTGGCGGATGGCCTACGCATCAAACCAATAAAAGAGTGGGAAACGAACAAGATGGATTGGGGAGAGTTAGGGAAAACCCTAGAATATTGGTCGTGAAACGATGTTATGATCTAGTCGTCAACAACACAGAAAGCGAGAAAGACAATGCTTAAAACAGTAGCTATTAGCGCAAATCGTAAGACTGGCCCCATTGCAGTGACATACCGAAGCGGTGAGCATCAAACTTATGGCACATGCCCTAAGTCATGCAAGCTTCACCCCAAGAGTGAAACGGGCACGGATAGCGTCGATATGGAGTATCTGAAAGCGGTATTTAATGCGGTACCAAAGCGCGGCACGGCGTGGACGTATAGCCATTTCAGCCATGAGGCCCTGCCCAAGCCTCGCAAGGGCAAGACTGTGATCAATGCCAGCTGCGACACAGTGGCAGAGGCCGTGTCTGTGGTGGCTGCGGGTAAGCCTGCGGTATGGGCTGCGCCTAAGGGGACCGAACTGCCCTTTGTCGCGGATGGGGTGAGGTTCGTGCGCTGCCCGGCTGAGCTTTCCGACAATTTCAGCTGCGCTCAATGCGGCGGCGGGTCGCCCTTGTGTGCACGTGGTGAGCGTGATTTTGTGGTCGCCTTTGTGGCGCATGGTACGGGCGCGAAGCGTGTTGGCACAGATCAAGAGGGCGGCTGCTATGCAGCAGGCGGACCAACCGCCATACAGTGGCACGGCACGCGCAAGTCTGGGCACGTCAACGATGCGCAAGCCCTGACGGCCTTTGCAAAGGCCCTGCCACCGGGCAGCATGTTGCGCCACCATGTGGCAGGCGACGTTGGCCGTGAGGCGGCCTCATGCTGATATTAGTGGTCGTGGGTTTTATCGCGGTGGCCGTGCTTTTGGACTGGTTAAACGGCGACGGCAGTTAACCGGGGTCGAGACTTTATGCTGCGACAGCATAAACCCGATAACCATGGGCTATAGGGCGATAACTGCGGGTTATCGCCTGAAGTTGCATCACCCGCCTAAACTAGGCCCTCGGTCCCTGCCGAATGGTGCAATTTTCTTGCGCCGTGGGCCGTGTTTCACGGCCCACGCATTGTTTCACGTGGAACAATGCGCAATATTATTGCGCCGTGGGCCGTGGCTCATGTATCGCGGGCTTCGCCCGCGATACAAAAATAATATGGCTTGGGGCTTGCTGACTGGGCTATAATTCACGCACCGTGGCACGGTGCCCCGGTGAGAACTGGAGAATTGATCATGCTGAATTTCACTGAATACATGCTCCCCGCTCATTGGGCCTCGGCCCTTGTCAACGAGGATTACACCGGGCTTGAGGATTATGAGCTCGACGCCCTGAATTCATGGCTGGAGGACACCAAGCCCGGGTGGTGCGTCGGCGTCGAGGGTGAGGAGGAATTCCGCACGTACCATGACGCCGACGATTATGTTCTGGCGTGCGATTGCGTGCGCTTCACTTTCCAGCAGGCCTGAGCTATAATTCACGCACCGGGTCAGCGGTTGACCCGGTCAGAACTGGAGAAAGACATGAAAGCCAAAACCTTTGAGGTAGAGTTCGAGCGGATAAGCTATGTCACGGTGACCGTCGAAGCATTCGACGAAAGCGACGCGGAGAGCAACGCGTGGGAGGCGCTGGAGCAGGAGCCAGGAAGACTCAACGATGCACAATGGGGAGTGAGCCACATCGAGGAAGTCGGGGTGCAAGCATGACCAAGTACAACGGGCACAAGAATTGGAACCACTGGAACGTGAGCCTGTGGCTGAACAATGACGAATCACTCTACAGCGAGATGCGCCGCGCAATCAGGTGCTGCCGCTCGCGTCGAGCGGCAGCCGAGCGGATGCTAGAGATGCTGCCGCCCAAAACCCCGGACGGCGCACCCTATTCGCTGTCTTCTGTACAGGCGGCCATGGTTGGGCTATAATTCACGCACCAGGGCAGCGGTTGCCCTGGCCAGAACTGGAGAAAGATATGACAGCAATCACTGACCCCGGAATGATCGAAGCCATGCGCTTGCTGACCCTGCGCTCAGCGCTCAAGCTGGAGATGGCAGGCATGAAGCGGTCGGGCCGCGGCCCGACCGCATATAGCATCTTGAAACAAAACGGATACAAGGGCACACGCGCCCAGGTGCTCGAACAACTGAACCAGGAGCGCGAAAAAATATTAGGCGGACGCGTGGAAGCTGTGCTATAATTCACGTACCGGGTCAGCGGTTGACCCGGTCAACCTTAGAAAGTGAGAAAGACATGACCAAAACAGTACGCACCATCACAGTCGCAGGCGTCCGCTTCGCACTGCCGGACGGCATGAGCAATAAAGACATCCAGCAGCTGGGCGGCTTCCTGCTGACCCTGGCCCGAGTGGAGGTCACCTACAGCGCCGACTTCCGCACGGACTACTATTATCTGACCTCGCCGGAAGCGGTCAGCCTGGGCGAGCACCAGGTGCACGCCAACCGAGACGAGGCCAAAGCCGCAGCCGAGAAAGCGGACGCAGCCAAAGCCGAAGCCGAAGCCACCACCGAGTAAGCGCCTAGCACACCGGGCCCCGGCCCGGTGTCGCGCATGTGATTGCCACCCCCACGGCGGGGGCATGGCCTTGCTCCGTGGCCCCCCGGGGGTACGGTGACCGTAGGGAGCCCCCGGGGGGCCATATTTGACCCGGTCTCTCTGACGTTCGACCTAGGCCTAATTTCAGGCAAAATTTTCGCCAGAAAAAGCAATTGGTTCACGCACCATGGTCCTTGACCCACCATCCCCTCCCCTCCCTCCAAAAACCCCCCACCCTTGAACAAAACCCTTGCCCCGGGGTATATTTCGCACATATTTTTCACAGAGGTACGTGAACCACGGCCCTTTGTCCCTCATGGATGACCCATGCAAGAGCACGATCCCCAAGCAGAGATGATGCGCCTGCAGCTGCGCTTGCAGTTGTTGGAGTTGCAGGACAATGCGAAGACAAATTTCATTGATTTTTGCCAGTACGTCTGGCCGGAGATGTTGGTCGGTGAGCATCACCGCCGCATTGCTGCTGCCTTGGATCGTGTGGTTTCTGGTGAGTGCAAGCGTTTGATGATTGCGATGCCGCCGCGTCACGGCAAGAGTCAGATGGGGAGTTATTTGTTCCCGGCGTATTTGATGGGCAAGAAGCCCCAGAGCAAGTTGATTGTTGGTTCGCACACGGCCGAGTTGGCGCAGCGTTTTGGCCGGATGATTCGAAACCTTGTTGATGACGAGCGGTATCGGGAGTTATTTCCGAACATGGCTTTGTCGGCGGACTCGAAGGCTGCTGGCCGGTGGGGCACGAATCAGGGCGGTGAGGCGTTCTTCATTGGTAAGGGCGGTGCGATGACGGGCCGCGGTGGTGACGTGGTGATTTTGGACGACATCTTGGACGAGCAGGATGCTTTGTCGGACACGGCCATGGAGAACACGTTTGAGTGGTACACGTCGGGCCCTCGTCAGCGTTTGCAGCCCAATGGCGCGATCATTGTGATCAACACGCGTTGGAAGACGGATGACTTGAGTGGTCGTTTGTTGAAGCAGCAGAGCAATTTGAAGGCGGATCAGTGGGAGCTGTTGGAGTTCCCGGCGATTTTGCCCAGTGGGACGCCCCTTTGGCCGGGGTACTGGGACATTGACGAGTTGGAGCGTGTGAAGTTGTCCATTGGCATGAGCAAGTGGAATGCTCAGTGGCAGCAGCAGCCGACGAATGACGACGGGGCCATTTTGAAGCGTGAGTGGTGGCGCAAGTGGACGGAGCCGTATGTTCCGCCTTGTGAGTACATCATCCAGAGCTACGACACGGCGTACAGCAAGAAGGAGACCGCGGACTATTCGGTGATCACGACGTGGGGCGTGTTCTATCCGGAAGAGGCCGAGCCTGCTTTGATCTTGTTGAACGTGAAAAAGGGTCGGTGGGACTTTCCGGAGCTGAAGCGCGTGGCCAAGGAGGAGTACATCTATTGGCAGCCGGACAATGTGCTGATTGAGGGCAAGGCCTCGGGGATTTCTTTGCAGCAGGAGCTGCGGCGAATGGGCATTCCGGTGACCTTGTACAGCCCCGGTGGGCGGCGCACGGGCCAAGACAAGGTAAGCAGGGCAAACGCGGTGGCGCCTCTTCTCGAAAGCGGCATGATCTGGTATCCTGAGAACGAGGAATGGGCTGATGAGCTGGTGGAGGAGTGCGCGGCATTTCCGAATGGCTCATACGATGACCAAGTTGACTCAACGGTCATGGCGTGGAGTCGTTTTAGGCAGGGCAATTTCTTGGCTTTGCACACCGACGAGCCGGATGAAGAGTCTGTGCAGATCGGCATACCGGAATATTACTGATGGACGTTCGCAACATCATCACCCAGCAAGCCGAAGCGGCGGGGGTCGACCCGAGTATCGCTTTGTCCATTGCCCAAGCCGAGAGCAGCCTGAACCCCAGCGCAAAGAACCCTAATTCAAGCGCCGCGGGCCTTTTTCAGGTCATTGACAGCACGTGGAGCCAGTACGGCGGTGCCAAGGGCAAGAAGCTGGACCCTCAAGAAAACGCCCGGGTGGGCGTTTCGATCATCTCTGACAATGCGCGGCGCCTGCGTGAGATCTTGGGCCGTGATCCGAGTGCCTCGGACATTTATGCCACTCACGTCTTTGGCCCCACTGGCGGCAAGAAGCTGCTGTCGGCGTCTGAGGACACCCCGATCAACCAGATTTTGAGCAAAAACGCCATCAAGGCCAACCGCCTGCAGGGCAAGACCGCAGGCGACGTGCTGGCATGGATTGAGAGCAAGGTGCCTTCTGAGAAACGGGCGAAGCCTGTTTCTCAGAAAACCCCAGTCCCAGCTCCAACCCCAGAGCAACCCGTCCCTTTGCGCCTTGGCCCTGATCCTCGTCTCGTGGCCCAAGGACCACGGGATGCAGTGGCGATGACCGCGGACCTTGGCCCGGGGTATCAGGCCGCGTTGGGCGCGATGTATTTGGCGGATGCGAATGAGGACAAGGACCCGGATGCGGGGGAATTGAGCGTTGCCGAGCAGTATTTGGCCACGGGCGAGGGTCCGAAGACGGCTTCGATGATGAAGAAAATGGCGGATGAGTTGGCCATGTCCGCACCTGCTGTTGTTGGCATGGCCAACGGTGGCGAGGTTGAAATTGACGATCCGGAAGCGGCTGTTTTTGCTGATCCGAGTGTTCAGACGGGGGTGACGGCCAAGGAGATGCTCAAGGGCATGGGCAGCACCTACTATGACATGGCCAAAGGCGCCACGCAGGCCACGGCTGGCTTGCCGGGCGATATTGAGCTGTTTGGCCGTATTTTGGCTGGACAGGAGGATCCGGACACGGTTTTTCCGACGACGGATGAGGCCAAGGCGTTCATTGACCGGATCGCCCCGGCACTTGGAGCGCCGACGGCGCCGGAGGGTCGTACCCCGGGCGAGGCTTTTGGCGAGTGGATGGACATCAGTGGCTTGGCCAAGCCTGCTGTTGCGGGGGCCAAGGCCCTTGGTCGAGGGGCCAAGAATCTGGCCACGTCGGAGCCTGCCTACCGCATGCTGGAGCGCATGGCTGAGCCAAGCCGCTCATATGCGGTACGTCCCCCGGGCGGAATCATGCCAAGCAGCGGAAGCGTGGATGAGCCTGCTTTGTCGAGCTTGGATACAATGCTGGAGGATGCGC